CCCTGCTGCCGGCCGCGCCTACGCCGCCGGTGCCTGACGGCTCGCCCGTCTACACCGGCACCGACGGCGACGCGATCATCGGCTGGTATGGCGGCATCTACGGCGGGCCCGCGCCCACATGCCCGGCGCCCGAGCCCGCGCCGGGCCCGGCTTCTCCCCTCACGTTTGAGACGGACCTCACTGATGGCGAGTGGGCGCTTATCCGCCCGCTTTACATGCTCTACATCGAGCGCGCGAACGCCGTGGCGCTCGAGGCGTCGCGCACGTTGGGCGTCGAAATGTACGGCCGCACGGTGAGCGAGATTCAGCAAGATATCGACCGCGAGGAAAAGGAGAACATTCCGCGCCTCGGCTTCTCGTGCGACGTGGAGACAATCTGATGCCGCTCGATATCGCCGAGGCCCGCCGCTTGGCCGATGAGGTGCGCGCGAACGTGATGCGGCTCGATGCGTGCGGCAATCATGAGTTCGTGGCGGCCGGCACCAACGTGCTCACGACGCAATACGTTTGCACGCGCTGCGCGGGCGCGATCACCGGCATGGCGTATCGGTGGTACGTGCGCGGGCGCGAGCACGGCGCCAAACATGGGGCCGGCGCGTGATCCAAGTGAACGATATGCGCGGCGATATGGTCATTAGCGCCACGTTGCGCTCAGACCTCGCGCCGATTCCGCTCACGTTTGAGGGCCAAATTCGCGTGACCGCGCAGACCGGCGCCGACTTCAAAGACGGCCGCCCGATCACGGTCAATGGCGTGCCCTTTCGCATCGTCAAGAGCATCCCGATTCAGAACGCCGGCGGCGGCGCGCAGGGGCGCGAACCGCTCACGGCAGTCGATATCACGGCGTTTCCCGATGGCCTGCAAAGCCTCGCGCAACCGCGCACGGCGGCGGTGATTTTCGCGAACGCGAGCATTGGCGGCATCTATCGCGCGTGCGGCGCCACGGTGCCGGTGACGGGCGATTTTTCGGCCGATTCGTTCGCGTGCTTTGTCGGCGGCGTGCCAACGTTCCCTATCGCGCGCGTGCTGCAAGAGGAAGGCATCACGGCGATGTGGCGCAAGGGCGGCATCAAGCTCATGAGCCTGCGCGACGTGTTCGCTCAGGCGCCGGTGGACTCGATTGATACGGCCTCGAGCGAGGGCGTCAAAAGCGACACGCTCACCGCCGAGCAGATTCCGGTGTATTGGAGCATCGGCCCGGACGGCGAGGTTATAAGCGCGCCACGCACGGACGCGGCGCAAGCGATGGCGTACACGCCGCGCAAGAGCGCAACCGCGCTCGGTTTCATGGGCCGCGTGCTCGTGCGCCGGCGAACGATGACGGGCAAGGTGAATCCGGCCATTCGCGCCGGTGACGTGGTGAGCGTGGCGGGCGTGCCGCACGTGGTGATGACGGTTGTGCAACACGATCAGAACGGCGGTGACGGCGGCGCAATCGACCAGTACACGAGGCTCTTTCTCGGGACGCTCTCATGATCGGACTGATGCCCGCGTTCGTGGATACCGTCTCGCTCGATGATCGCGGCAAGCGCATGTATCGCGTGCGCATACCGGGCTTAACTGACGGCGCGAGCGAGCAACCCATTGCGCAAGTGCTCAACCCGCTCGGCGACAAGAGCGAGCACACAGAGATTCGCATTAAGCCCGGCGACCGCGTTTGGCTCGCATTCGAGGGCGGCGATCCGAAATACCCGGTGATCGTGGGCTATCGGCCTAAGAACGTCGGCAACGCAATGGACTGGCGCCGCTTTGAGCACGCCAATTTCGAATTCAACGCCGACAACACATTCCAGATCATCGCGGGCACGCAAGTCCACGTAAAAACGCCGCTCGCCTTTATCGAAGCGGACAACTCGCACATCACCGGCGACGTGCAGATCGACGGCACCTGCACGGTGGAGAAGCTGCTCACGTTCAACGGCGGCATGAATGGCCGCGCGGGCGCCGCCGGCGGCCCGGCAATGGTGGTGAGCGGCGGCGCCGCGTTCTCTGATGACGTGGTTGCCGGCGGCATTTCTCAGACGGGCCACACGCACACCGAGCAAGGCGACGGCAACAACGTAAGCCCGCCGCATATGTAACCCGATTAGGAAAACAGAATGAAAAACCTGATTTTCGACATTTACAACCTCTCGCATAAGGACAAGTCCATTGCGGCGGCCAAGCGCGCATTTGCGCGCGCAGGCGTGGAGGTAACGAGCGTCGATGTGGACGCGAAAACCAAAAAGACGCTCGGCATCGAGTATCGCGAAATTCAATTCGGTTTCGCCGACTCGCAAAACGTGCGCTTTGGCGTGAACGCGGCCGGTGATGTGGCGCAAGTCAAGATCAACGGCAAGACGATCCCGCTGAAAAACCCCGACGACCACGGCAAGGCCATTGCCGAGATTGTCGCCGTGCTCGATAAGGGCCGCGCGAAGTTCCAAGCCGCAATGGCGAAGGTGCGTATGGCGCTGCCCGCGACCGTGCGCACGGCCGCACCGAAGCTCGAGCAGGTATGGCGCGAAAAGGTTGCCGCGCTGGATACGGCAATCGAGGCGGCCACCGAAAAACTCAATGGACTAAAGGCACAACTGGCCTCTTAACGGCTCTTTTTAGCGGCTAGGAAAACGCACACCTAGCCGCTTGAAAGTGCCATTGAGAATGAAGGCTCAAAGAATTGCACGGAGTTCCGTGCATGGTTTTGAAACTCTCTTTTGATAGGTAAAACATGAGCGGAACTCAACCGAAATTCACGACCGCAGATCAAGCGGACGTGGAGAAGTTTGTCACCACGGTGCTCGAGGGCCAAGGCCCGGCGGGCGGCGGCAATATCCTCGACTCGACTGCTGCCGCGTCGGCCGCAGGCGACGCGATCAAGCACGAATCGGGTATGCGCCCGGCGGTGCTCGATGAACTGCTCGCCGTCTCCACGATGGAAGAAGGCGAAGTGCTCAAGGCGATTTTCGATGGCGTCAAAGCCTACGAAGGCGAGCACGGTTTCCGCCCGAGCGGTGACGTGATCCTGACTGCAATCGCGCAGGGCAAGGACATTTTCGACTCGGCAACGAACTCGCACCACGATCAGATTTCCCTCACGCCGAATGCGCCCGTCGTGGCGATTCTGTCGGCGATGGCCGAAGCGACACCTTTTGCCGGCTATCTCCCGGCGGATCGCGGATCGAACGAAGCGCGCTTGATTATCGTCACGCACCAAGCCGGTTCCGACTGGGGCGACTACTCCAAGTCGCAACTGATGGACGGTATCAAGCAAGGCGGCGCGTACCTCGGTTCGACCCGCACGCTGGAACTCGCCGGGCCGAATGACACCGACGCGTACAAATTCACGTACACCACGCAGACGAGCGGCGGCACGCCGATCAAGCTGCTGCGCGGCCGTGTGATCGTGTACGTCAACGGCATGATCGCGGCGCAAGAGATTTCCAACGGCTCCAACACGTCGGTCACGGTGCCTATCGCCGGCACCATCAATATCGCCGGCACCGATTACGCCCTCTCGGGCACGGTCAAGCCGGATTCGGGCGAAGTGTCGGTCACGCCGACGCCGGCCTTCCCGGCGGGCACCGTCGTTTCGGCCGAAGCGTTTTTCGACTACGAAAACGACCCGGACAAGACGCCGCGTATGCAGGTTCAAGCGCAGGTGTATCAGATGTTTGCGTCGCCGTTCCGTGGCATCTATCAGGTGACGCCGGAATCGCGCTCGCAGTTCGCATCCGAAGTCGGGGTGGATGCCGGAGCCGAGGCCATGATGGCTGTTCGCGGCCAGTTCGCAATGGAGCGTCATTACAACGCGCTTCGCAAGGCGAAGATGATCGCGAAGTTCGCCAACAACCGCGTGTATGACTTCCAGTACGCGACGCAGATTCAGCAAAAAATCCGCGCGCAAATCTGGCAAGACTTCGCCTCGGTGCTCGGCCTCGCCTCGCAACAGATGGCCGAGGACACGGCAGATCACGGCATCACGCACCTCTACGTCACGAAGTCGGTTGCCGCGCAGTTCCGCTCGATGGATCGCACGCTGTTCGAACCCTCGGGCATCGTGGACCGTCCGGGCATTTTCCGCGTCGGCCGCCTGTTCGGCATGTACGAGGTGTACTACACGCCGGCCGTGCTGACCGAGAGCGCCGACGGCGCGACCGCTGAAATTCTGGCAGTCGGCCGCTCCACGCAAACCGCACGCTGCCCGATCATTTTCGGCGATGCGCAGGCACCGATGTTCGAACCGCTCGGCACGACCGAAGCCCTCAAGTCGGGCTACGGCTTCACCGCGCGCTGCTTCAACGCGGTCAACCCGCACCAAATGTCGGCAAAGGGTTGCGCGCTTATCACGGTGACGAACCTGAAGTAAGCCGCAAGCGGTAACGCGCTGACGGCGGCGCCCGGCTCACGCTGGCGCCGCCGTTTTCAAACCGACATAGGGAATCAATCATGGCAACTGCCAAGACGGCATCGAAAGCGAGCAAGACAACCACGCAGAGCCCGGAAGCTCTCGCGGCGGAACAGGCGGCGGCTGATGCCGCTGCAAACCTGACGGGCGACCTGCCCCAGTTCCCGGCGCAAATGCGCCTTGTCAACGACACCGCGCAGGAATGGGTTGTCGGCGGCGTGCATGTATATCCGAGTTCCACCTCGGATTTCGAATGCCGCGACGCGGACCAACTCAAGCGCGTGCAAACGGACTGCGCATACATCCTCGAATTGAGCGATCACTACCGGCCGGTAGCGGGCGCCGAGGGTGAAACGGCCGCGCCGGTGGCACTGCGCGTCGAACCGATCCCCGAGTAAGGAGCGACGATGTTCTATCCGCATACCCGGCAACTGGGTTCTCAGGCGGGCGTCCAACTGAATCAAGTCCGTGACGACACGGACGGGTTCGTAACGGACACCGCCGATCAGACCGTTGCTTATGTTCTGCGCCTCAAGCGCGGCCGGCTCGATGCGCCTTTCAAGGTGAACCGTGGCAACCTGCGCCGCAAGGCCGGTGCGCCTGAGTCGATCCGCGTGAACCCGTTGAATGAGGCGATGGTTCACGTCTACGAGTCCGTGAACAATGGCGCGCGCGAGGCGGTGCTCATGCGCCTTTCGACCTCGGCCGCGACCAACCAGTACGCCGTGTTCAATATCGACGCGACGACTGGCGCAAGCTCGTTCTCGGTGAGCGCAACGGCGCCGGCCTCGGGCTATTACTTCTATCTGCGCGACCTCGAGTGCTTCAACGATGGCGTGATGCTGGAAGTGACCGCGCCCAAGGTGACGGACGCGCTCGGCTCGCCAGTGGCGACGAAAATCATCACCGTGCGCGTGAAAGAGCCCGATGGCACCCTGCGCTACGAGGTGACGGGTTCGCTGTCGCAAACCGCTGTCGATGAGTACGGCAACGATAACTACATCGGCTCGAAAATCGGCGCGATCACCGACACGATCCAGATCACCGCCAATCAGAGCGTGCAGGTTGCGACCACGGCCGATTGCTATGGCCGCGCATCCGACGGCTCGGAAAAGGCCGCGAAAACCGCCGCCGCGCTGATCCTGTTCCTCGAGGGCGGCACCGGCTATTCGAACGAGGACTACGACAAGGCAATCGCCCTGCTCGAAAAGTCCACTTTCGACTACGGCTACGCCTCCTCGGGCGGCTCGCAAAACGTGGCGTTGGTCGGCAAGCTCGCGGCGATGAATATTCGCGCGAACCGCCAGATCGGCGTTGACGTGCCGGGCAACCTCTCGCCGGCCTCTGCGATCACGTTCGCGAACTCGCTTGGCGTCGATACGCGCTACGTCCACCTCTACTGGGCGCCGCTCATGACGGACGATCCGCTTAACGGCGGGCGTGCGGTGATCGGTACGTCGGGCCTGCAAATGGGCCTGCGCTGCGCGCGCAATGCGCAAACGAATAGCTACGGCCTCGCGCCGAAAAACTATCCGGTTGCGGGTAAAGATTGGCCCGTCAACGGCGCGCGCACCGGCATCCAACAGTTGAGCAACCCCGACGAGTACCAACTCTCGGACTTGGCCGACGCGAAGATCAACCCGGTCATTTTCCAGACGTACAACTCGGGCGGCCGATACGTGTTTTTCGACTCGCTCACGTCGATGAAAACGAACGGCCTGCTCAAGCTCATTTCCACCGCCGAAATGTCCTCGAGCATCGACGACATGATCGCGAAGTACGGCAAGGAAGTGATGCAGTTGCCGATGAGCATTGGCCTCAAGCGCATGGACGAATTCCTCACGGAATTGTTCAAGGGCGCGCGGGCCTCGGGCTGGCTCGTGGCATCGGACGATCCCGCACTTGGCGACAAGGGTTGGGCGTTCACCGTGGCGCCGAATCAGCAACGCCCGGTTGACCGTATGGACGTG